TGGCAAGCCATCTGGCCTGAGTTGGTCAAGAAACACAAGAAGGAGACGGTTAAGGCGTGATTTGTTCATGCCTCAACTGTCCCTTTTTTTTGAACAAAACCGAAGTCAACCGGAGTCAACCATGAGCAACTATTCGCAACGAGAGATGCCTTTGATGGCCGAGATGCGCCGCCCTGAAGACGTACCCGCAGAGCTAATCAAGCACTGCAAAGACGAATTGGCCGCCCTGAATCTCTGCATGAATCTGTCCAACCTGAGTGACGAAGCAATCCGCGAAGCACTCGGAATCGACAAAGGCCACTTCTCCCGCTTGCGTAAAGGTCGCGGCAACTTTCCTAGCAACAAGCGCTTGGACTTGATGGCTCTCTGCGGCAACCGTGCCCCTGCTCAGTACGAAGCCTACCGCCTCAATTGCGATCTGGTTGACAAGTCCAAGGACGCACAAATCCGCGAGCTGGAACAACAGCTCATGGCACTGAAGAAGGCCGCTTAACCATGACAACGAACAAAAACCTCTCCCCCTTCAACTGGCAAGGCCCCTCCAAGGTGATTGACCAGTTTGGCCGTGTCAAGTCTGAGCGCCAGCACCTCCTGGACGCCACTCGCGTCAACAGCTACTCCGATGCAGGCCGCAGCACCGACAGCATCAAGACACAACGCATTAGCAAGGCAGCTATCTAAATGGCACGGATTCGCACCATCAAGCCTGAGTTCTTCACCAGTGAAGACATAGTAGGCATGACCCCATACGCACGGCTGCTGTACATCGCTATGTGGTGTGAAGCTGATAAGGAAGGTCGCCTAGCTTGGAAGCCCAAAACCTTCAAGATGCGCTATCTGCCAGCGGACAGCATCAACATTGAAGAGTTGTGCCAAGAGATCATTTCTGCCGGTCTGGTGGTGCTTTATGGCGACGGTTTGGCATACATCCCTAGCTTCAATAAACACCAGCACATCAACCCCCGCGAGACAGCTTCTAGCCTTCCAGACCCCCACGCGTCAACCACGCGTCAACCACGCGTGACCCACGCAACAGTGACAGTAGAAAGCACCGTCAGTGACGCACAGGTAGGAAGGGAAGGGAAAGGAAAGATAAGTACGCGTGACGCGTCATCAACTCCTGATGGAGTTTCCGATTCTGTTTGGCAGGATTTCCAAAAGCTGCGGACAAAGCTGAAAGCACCGATCACACCTACCGCACTAGCAGGTATCAACCGTGAAGCAGGCAAAGCTGGTATTTCCCTGAACGACGCATTGCAGATGTGCTGCGAGCGCTCATGGCGTGGGTTTGAGGCTGAGTGGGTGAAAAGCAAACCCGCAACCGTTGGCGGCATGCTGCCAGGAGCAATCTGATGCTCGGCCATACCCCACTGATCGCACTGCGCAAGCAAGGCATCAAGCCTGCCGCCGTGTACCTCTCCGACGAAGTTACGCAACTTGTCCGCGATTGGCATGCGCCCGTAACCCTGACTGGCAAGCCAATGGAGCAGCACTCCCCTTGCATCGCCATTGAGGACAAAGACGCCCCGCATCGCCTTGACCTGCGGTTTTTGGTGGGTCTGGTGGTCTTCGTGTCCGGCAACACCGAATCACGCGCCAAGGCCATGTTTGAAGCCTGCAAGAAAGCAGGAGCGGCAAAGGTAATCGGTTGCCACACAGCTACAAGCCGCCGACATGCCGACCTGAATAGCTGGATTGAAATTTTTGTTAAGGGAGCAGACCGTGGCTGAGTTTTTGACTGATGACATTGATTTTGCAGCGTACCTGCAAGACACCGACGCACAAACCAAAGTGCGCCCCGCTTCTGATTTTGTGCAAGACGCCAAAGACCGTCTGCGCAGCTACAGCAAGCAAAAGCACGTTTACCTGCCTTGGGAAAAGACCCGCGACAGCTTTGAGTTTCGGCGCGGTGAAGTCTCCGTTTATGCCGGACAGAACGGCCACGGCAAAACCGACATCACCACTCAAGTGGCTTTGAGCCTCTGCGGACAAGACGAAAAGGTGTGCATCGCTTCGTTTGAGATGAAGCCCAGCACAACCATCCAGCGCATGGTTCGCATGCATGCCTGTACCAACCCATTCAGCCCTGAGTACCAAGGCGCTGAAGGTGTGGCAGCACTGGAAACCCTTTACGACGAGTTTGGCGAGTGGAGCGATAGCCGCTTGTGGCTCTATGACCAAACCGGAACCGCTACCCCAACGATTGTTCTAGGAATGGTCAAGTACTGCGCCAAAGAGCTGGGAATCGGTCACATCTTTGTTGACAGCCTGATGAAGTGCGTCAGGGCCGAGGACGACTACAACGGCCAAAAAGACTTTGTAGACCAGCTCTGCGCCATTGCCAAGGACTGCGATGTCCACATCCATCTGGTGCATCACCTGAAAAAGCCCAGCAAGGAAGGCGACATGCCCGACAAGCACGACACCAAGGGCAGCGGGTCTATCACCGATCAGGTCGACAACCTTTTCATGGTGTGGCGCAACAAGCCCAAAGAGGATGACCTGAAGGCCAAAGGCATGTCATCCAACAAGCGCGACGAACCAGACAGCTACTTGCTGTGCCGCAAGCAACGGAACTACGAAGGCAACGCAGACGGAGAGCCAACCATCGGACTGTGGCGCAACCGTGATGCAGGCAACTTCGTGGGCGCTGCGATGGATGGCCCGCAGATGTTCTACCAACCTTGGCCGCATCGTGCGCTGTGAAGTACAGAGGCGACACATGGCACCTACACAACTTAGCCCAATGGTACGCACACCTAGCAACTCAGCAGGGATGGAGCGAGTACGTCAAGGCTCGATTAATGGAGCTGGAGCCGGAATGGGTGGGAGTGACGGAACTGGCGAGACAGGAATGGAAACGATTGAAGGGGTATTGATATGAGCCGGATTATTTGCTGGTTTTCTTGTGGTGCCGCCTCTGCCGTGGCAACCAAGTTGGCCCTTGCTCAATACGTAGGCCAAGAAATCATTGTTGCCCGTTGCATCGTCAAAGAGGAGCACCCAGACAACGACCGCTTTGCCGCTGATTGTGAGCAGTGGTTCGATGTGCCAATCGTCAACATGGTGAATGAGAAGTACAACGGCTCCATAGTTCAAGTCGCCGAGAAGCGCGGCTATGTGTCTGGCATTAATGGCGCTCCTTGCACTTTGCTGCTTAAAAAGAAAGTGCGCGAAGACTTCCAGCTCCCAACTGATAAACACGTTTTCGGTTATTGCGCAGAAGAACAAGACCGCTGGGACGATTTTCTAGACGCCAACAACATTGACGCAGTTAGCCCGCTAATTGAGCGCGGCTTGGAGCATTCCGACTGCTTGGCAATGATTGAAAACGCAGGGATTCGCCTGCCTGATATGTATGGCCTTGGCTACAAGCACAACAACTGCATTGGCTGCTTTAAAGCTGGTGGGCAAGGCTATTGGAACAAGGTTCGGACCGACTTCCCAGAGGTTTTCCAAGCCCGAGTTGAACTGACCCGCCGCCTTGGTGCGCGTCTTTTGAACGTCAACAACGTGCACAAGTTTCTAGACGAAATCGAGCCTGGAGCAGGCGACTACCAAAAAGAACCAGAGATTCAGTGCGGCATTTTTTGCGAGATGGCACAGAAAGAGTACGCATGAATCTTCAAGAGCATGAATTGATGGCTCATTTGGTTGAAGAGCTGGGCGAGGCAACGCAAGCCGCTGGGAAATTGTTGCGCTTTGGCTTAGATAACGTCAATCCAGTAACCGGCGAAAAGAACTTAGACCGACTGCAAGCGGAGATAGCTGATGTATTGGTTGCAGTTGAGTTACTGGCAGAAGTTCGATTGATTGACATGCGCCAGATTGAGCAAATGTTGAAGCCTGCCAAGCGTGAGCGCTTCAACAAGTGGAAGCTGGAGGCGTCTGAATGAAACCCCACATCTACCTCGCATATAGCTGGTACGACTGCGGACACCGCTACGAGTCGTGGGTTTGCTCTGATGGCATCCGTATTTATTCCGGCAAAGGCAGCACCCCCCGCGCTGCTTACATGGATTGGCTGGTAATGCAGGGGGAAGCATGAACACGACCCTAGCCCTCTACAACCCACAACAGGCCCATAGCGCTCTGAGCGAAGTATGGCCGCAGATCAAGGCTTATCTGATGGCAGGGCACTGCCTGCAATTCAGCGTAAAGCCACAGACCCGCTCACTTGAGCAGAACGCCCGACTCTGGGCAATGTTGACAGACATCAGCGAACAAGTGGAGTGGTATGGCCGCAAGTTGACGCCCGAGAACTGGAAGCATGTTTTTACGGCAGCACTCAAGAAGCAAGACGTAGTGCCTGGACTTGATGGCGGTTTTGTCGTGCTGGGTCAATCCACATCAAAGATGACTAAGAGCGAGATGGCCGAGTTGCAGACCCTGATGGAAGCGTTTGGCGCTGACAAGGGCGTGAAGTTCAGCGGGGGTGATGAATGAAGCGCTCTCTCTGCCCCCATTGCCGCAAGCGCCTAGAAGAAGGCCAGCGCATTCACCCCGATTGCATCCAAGGCTATGCCGACGCACGACAAGCCAAAGCAGAGCGCGAGGAATGGAAGAAGTCACGCGAGGCTATCAGGGCAGAGAAGGCCGACATACGCCAGCGCAAGGAAGCGCTCAAACGAATCCCCGACTACATCAAGGAGGCACAGCATGCATTTAATGCCTACATACGGCAACGTGATCGCCTACAGCCCTGCGTGTGCTGCGGAATGCCGCTCACTCTTGACGCAGTTGGCGGAGGTTTTGACTGTGGGCACTACCGAAGCACCGGCAGCGCCTCACACCTCAGATTCAATGAGGACAACGCACACGGACAACGAAAAGTCTGCAACCGATACGGAGCAGGCCGCGCAGTTGATTACCGCATTGGGCTTATCCGGCGCATCGGCTTAGAGCGTGTTGAAGCACTTGAGGCTGACAACCAGCCGCACAAATGGACACGCGAAGAGCTGAAAGAAATCACACAAACCTACCGCAAGAAATTGAAGGAGCTACAGGGATGATTATTTTTCTTATTGGATTGCCATGGGTCGCTTTGCTATTGGCGTCCTTTTTGGACGAAAGAGAGGGCATGAATGGTGGTCATGCCGCCGCAATGCTTCTGGGCGCTGTGATTATCTTGATGTTAGTCACCATTGGTTTTGGGATGGGCAAGCAATGAGCCGCAAGAAATGCAAACGCAAAGTATGGGCAAAGGTCAACCCGCTTGAACTTGCTCAATACCAAGCCTCACTGCTCACCGTACCTGAATGGAACGAGCAGATGACGCCCGTTATCACTGCGTTAGACCGTCTAAGCCGTGGTGATTGGGACAAGCATCAATGCTGGCAACCAATGTTCGAGTGCTTGAACCGCATTGAAAGCCTCGTAACGCTCTACCGCATAGATGCGCTGGACTTCATCCACAAGGGGCAAGCCGCAATGGTCGCAGCACTGAACCGTCAGAAGGCGCAGGGCGCTCAGTCATTCAAAGCTGAAGAACTCGCCACTCTGCGCGATGTTGTGGGCGTCTATGGAGACTTGCTCAAGGAAGTAACCCACGCACAACTGCAACGGGTGACAGCACACACGAATGCCAATGTGAAGCGCATTTTGTCCAACAAGGGGCGCATGAAAAGCGTCAATGACTGTGTTTTTGAGGAGGTCGTATGAAGCTGAAGAATCTCAAGCGCAAAAGAAGTGAGTACGCGAGGCACAAAAGATTGATTCATTTGTTGCTAAACAACCCAATTGAGTACTTGCGATTCAAAGCAAGCGCCTAGCCAACCCTCCCGCCCATACACCCGCATCAATCACTACATCACGCAGGGGCAAGACATGTTGAAGAAGAACCAGCCAGTCAAGTTTGTCAAACCAATGTCAACCATGAGGCAGGTTCTATCTGCCATAGAGCAGGGACACGAAAGCCGCCAGAGCATCGTGGATGAAACGGGAATCGTGCTGAACAAGGTACGAGCCGCTTTGTTCAATCTGACGTTTATCGGAGCAATCCACCGCTACGAGGACGCACAAGGGCGCAGCAAGTACACGATACCTGGACGCATGGTCGGAGAAGTGGCGCACTGTCTGAAGGGTGTTCGGTCGATTTTTGATGTCCGCTAACCGCTTTACCACTTTGGAGAATAGACACCGCAGAGCGCATCAGACACACCGAAGCTCAATAGCAACGTGATGACGCTCTGCAACTAATACGCCGATCATTCGCTGAAATACGGCAGCGCCCAACACGGCTAAATGTTGGGATACATCCGAGCGAGTCCCGACGCTTATCCGTTGAATGTGGAGAAGGGCAGAAGCGCAGCCACTGGAGTTTTCTGGTGCTAAGTCCCAATGCGCTCCGATTGATAAATGTCCCTCGCCTCTGTCACTGGCGAAAGCGCAGAAGTCATGCGGGGGATTTCTATCACGTAAGCCGCTTGTGTATCAATCAACGTTGATGCAGCTAAAGGACAGGCGGTTTACTTGATGGTGTAACCCATACCCAAGCGCTAGGGTTCCTCGGGGTAACGGCTATACGTAGCCGGAAAGAGGACGCCATCAATTTATCAACCGTGAACACCCGTAAGGACTCACATCATGGCACTCACAGCAAAACAAGAAGCATTCGCCCAAGCAGTAGCCAGCGGAATGACGCAGGCTGACGCTTACCGCCATGCGTATGACTGTGAAGGAAGCAACGAGCAGACCATATACGACGAGGCCAGCGACCTCATGCGTCACCCCGAGGTGGGCCCTAGGGTCAAATTCCTTAAGGATGAACTCGCATGCGCTGCCCTTTGGAGCCGTTTAGACAGCGTTCAGACGCTCGCAGACATAGCCAAAGGGGAGGAGACTAGGGCTAATGAAAAAGTGGCTGCAATCAAAGAATTGAACAGCATGCACGGCTTCAATGCTCCGACAAAGCACGAAGTCGCCGGTAACTTCACATTCAACATTCACTTTGACTGAGCTGGACATTCGTTTTCCCAAGGCGGCGCAGTTCTTATTCAAGCCTGCCCGTTACAAAGTCATGCGCGGTGGGCGTGGCTCTGGTAAGTCTTGGACGGTGGCAAGGGCTTTGCTGCTGGCCTGCACAAGAAAGCAGACGCGCATTCTCTGCACGCGAGAGATTCAGAAGAACATCCAGCAGTCTGTCCACCAGCTACTAGCCGACCAGATCGAGGCGCTAGGGCTTTCCTCCGTCTTTGAGGTGCTGAACAACGAGATACGAGGGCCGCATGGTTCTCAGATATTCTTCAGTGGCTTGTCAGACATAACAGCGACTGGTCTAAAGTCGTTTGAGGGGGTTGATATTGTTTGGTGCGAAGAAGCCCAGGCTATCAGCGCCAAGAGCTGGAAGACGCTCATTCCCACGATTCGCAAGGAAGGCTCTGAAATCTGGGTGACATACAACCCCGAGCTGGAGACTGACCCGACACATCAGTTATTTGTGGTGAATCAGCCGCCTGACTGCGTATCTGTCCTGATGAACTGGACGGAAAACCCCTACTTTCCCGCTGTGCTGGCTGCTGAGCGCGAACACGCACAGAAGACCATGAAGCCCGAGGAATACCGCAACGTGTGGGAAGGCGAGTGCTTACCCGCTGTGACCGGCGCTATCTACTTTGAGGAAATGGCGGCGGCTGAACGTGATGGACGGATTAGGGATGTGCCTGCCGACCCATTGCTCAAGACGCATGCAATATGGGATTTGGGGTGGAATGACTCCATGTCGATCATTCTGGTGCAGCGCTCTGCCTCTGAGCTGCGCATAGTGGATTACATCGAGGACAGCCATCGGACTCTTGACGACTACGTGCGCCAACTTAAGAACATGCCGCTCAATTGGGGCACTCACTACCTGCCGCACGATGGGTTTACCAAGGACTTCAAGACCGGCAAGAGCGCGCAGGAGATCATGGAGGCGCTTGGTTGTTCCGTAGAGCAGACTCCAAACATGGACATTGAGTCGGGCATCAAGGCTGCACGGATGACATTCAGCCGCATCTACTTTGACAAGACCAAGGCAGCACGGCTCATTGAGTGCTTGAAGCGCTATCGACGCCACATCAACAAGCAGACGCTAGAGGCATCAGGCCCACTGCACGACGAGTACAGCCACGGTGCTGACGCCTTCCGCTATGCCGCCATCGTTGCCGACAGCCTGAGCAACAGCAACGGAAGCATGAAGCCGATTGCGTACAAGAAGCGGTACGTTACATAAAGGCAGAGAAGGTGGTTCTAGACGCTGGTTGCAGCTTTACGGTGCTGCTTTCATAAACCTTGTGCATCATGGATTGAAAGTGCTTCTTTAGCTTGCGCTTAGATAGCCGCTTGAGCCTGCTTGATGGCTCTTTGCCAGCTATACCGCTACAGAAATCAGATGAAAAGGTTTGAGCGCTCATAGAGCGAGTCTAGCCGCTTTACCACTTTTGACAATAGGCCAAACGCTGTGATAGCGCTGGAGAACCTATGTCTGAAAAGATGGACGACGAAGAGCTGCTAGAGCTATTGCAGCGCAAGGAAAATGCCGCAGGCCACTATGTTCATGGTCAATTGGGCCAAGAGCGTGAATTGTCCATGCGGGAATATCACCGACAGCCCTATGGAAGCGAGCAGGAAGGCTGGTCGGATGTGGTCGCCTCTGACGTGCAGGACTCGGTGGAGTGGATTCTCCCCCAACTACTTAACACCTTCACCAGCACTGACAAAGCGGTAGCGTTTGAGCCTACCAAGGCCGACGAGGTTCAGGGCGCAGAGCAAGCTACTGACGCCTGCAATTACGTTCTGTTTAAGCAGAACAACGGCTTTCTAGTCCTCTACACCGCTATCAAGGACGCGCTAACCATCAAGAATTGCGCGGTTCACTGGCGCAAAGAGACGCAGGAAGTAGTCAACTCGCTGCCATTCAAAGGTGCAAGCGAGGAAATGCTAGCCATGCTGCTGCAAGAGGGTGGCGAGATTGAATCAGCCAACCCCGAGCCTGCTATTGGTGAGGATGGACAGCCATTGATGAACCCGATGCCTGATGGTATGGGTGGCGTCATTCTCCAGCCTGTTGTCCACTACTCAGGCCGGATTAAAAAGACCGAGAGCCGCACCATCTGCAAGGTAGAGGCGTTCAATCCTGCCCACTTGCTGATTGAGCGCGACTGGCACTCTCCGCTATTGCAAGACTGCCCTTATGTGGCGCGGCTGATGTACGTCAGTTCTAGTGAGTTGAAGGCAATGGGCCTGAAAGCTACTCAGGACGAACTCAAAGCCTCTGACGTAGATGCAGACGCTACAGAAGATCGATTGATGACGGTAGACCGCTTGGAGTCCAACACCTTCATTAACAACGAAGATTCAGACGATGCAGACGACTTGGCCTATGGCTGGTTGCGCATTGAGTACATCTTGGCTGACATTGACGGCGACGGAATCGCAGAACGTGTGTGCGTCTACCGTTTGCGCGACAAGATTCTGAGCAAGGAGATTTGCTCCCACGTTCCTATCGCAACGACTAGCCCAATCCTGAACCCGCACCGCTGGGATGGCATGAGCATTGCCGACTTGGTGCGCGACATTCAGAAACTGCATACCGAGATTCTGCGCGGTACGCTGGACAACCTCAAGCTGACCACAAACCCCCGCAAAAAGCTGCTCACAGACGCTTCAGGCACGCCAATGGCGAACTTGGACGACCTGCTGGACTCTCGTATAGGCGGCATTGTCCGCATGCGCTCTGTAGACGCTGTGACAGAGGAAGTGACCAGCTTTGCCGGTGCTGCTGCCATGCCAATGCTGGAATATGTGCAGGGCATGCGAGAGAACCGCACCGGTGTTTCTCGCACATCGATGGGTATGAACCCTGACTCGCTGAACAACACAGCAACAGGGCGTCAGATCGACCAATCAGCCAGCATGCAGCGTATCGAATTGATAGCGCGCATCTTTGCTGAAACGCTGGTTAAGCCGATTTTCCAAGGCATTTTGAAGCTCTTGACCGATGGCGACATGCAAAAGCTGTCGTTCAAGCTGCGTGACGAGTTTGTGGAGTACGACCCGCAAGAGTGGCGCGACCAGTACGACATGACCATCAATGTGGGTCTTGGCACTGGCGACAAGGTGCAACAAGGCCAGATGCTGACCATGATTCTCCAGCTTCAACAGGCTGGCATGGCTCTTGGTCTGACCACTCCCAAGCATCTGTATCACACCTCGGCCAAGATCATTGAAAACGCTGGCTTTAAGGATGTGCAGAACTTTGTCCAAGACCCTAGCAAGCTGCCTCCGCAACCTCCGAAGCCTGACCCAGCGATGCAAGTGGAGCAAATGAAGTTGCAAGCCTCCGCACAACAGGCACAGCAAAAGCTCCAAGCTGACATGCATATTGAGCAGGTACGCGCTCAGGCCAAGCTGCAAGAGGTTCAGGCCAATCTTGAACTGCAAGCCGCTAACGATGCCCGAGACGCTGAACGTGAACAGCGCAAAGCACAGTTTGAGCAGTACATGGAGCAGCAACGCATGGAGCTGGAGAAGTGGAAAGCTGAACTAGACGCCCGCGTGAAGCTGCGCATTGCCCAAATCGGCACAGAGCAGAGCGGCGATGAACTGATGGCAGAGGTGGGAGACGCTGAAGCACTCGGCAAACCCAACCCAATCGACCAGCTTGCACAGATGCACGCTGAAACCATCCAAGCCATTAGCCAGATGGCAGAGACGATGGCACGACCCAAACAAATCATTCGTGACGCGCAAGGTCGCGCCCAAGGAGTTGCTTAATGAGTGACAACGTAACCCTGAACCCTGGCACTGGTGGCGATGTTGTTGCCACTGATGACGTAGCGGGAACGCACTTCCAGCGGGTGAAGCTGGATTTTGGTGGGGATGGTGCATCGGTTCCGGTAGTTGGCAACATGCCGACCAGCAAAAACGCCACGGTGTTTCTGTTCAGCACCAATAACAGCAGCACAGCACAGTTGGCCGCTGGTGCGACGTTTAGCGGCGTTATTGAGACCGCGCTAGATCAGCCAAGCATCTCATTGCTGATGACCAGCGACCAAGACATGATCTTGACGGTTCAGCAGTTCATTGACTTGGCGGGAACTCGCGCCGCTCCTAATATTGTCTTTAACGTGGCTGCGGGTACTGGCTTTGCGCGTTCCATGCCGCTGAACGGTAACTATGTTCGGGTCACGGCTCAGAACGTAGGTGCGTCCACTACAACCACGTTCAACGTCAATACAGCTTATGGCGACATGCTCCCCGCTGATAGCTCTGGAGCCTTGCCAATTACTGAGCTTCCCCTTGTTATCGCAGGCCAAGCAGCACAGACAGCCGTTGTAAACAACATCCTGACCACAACAGCAGGAGCCGCACCCATTGATGTGTCGGGCTACCGTGCAGCATCGGTTCAGGTGACTTCTACGGGTACGGCTGGCACGTTTATTTTCGAGCAGTCAAATGATGGTGTGAACTGGGCAGCTTTGCCGGTGTTTAACGCTTCGCTGGTTACTGGCGTGCCAATCACTGCGGCCATCACAGCCACGGCGTCTTCGATTGTTTACAGCTTCCCGATTCGCTGCTCGTTTGTTCGCCTCCGCATCGCAACGACGATTACAGGTGGGTCTATCCGTGCGTTCTCTCGCTTCAGCACAGATTCTTGGACTGGCGCGGTGCAGTTGGTGGCTAGCCCTACCGCTGCCAACTTACAGACAACCGCAACGGTTACTGGCTACCCAACGGCTGCGGCTTCTGCTGATGCCTTGGCTAACCCGACAGTTACCAAGGTGGACGCCACCAATCTGGTGTTTAACGGCACCTCATGGGATAGGCAGCGGGGTATGTCTACAGCCCTGACCACTGGTGACACTGGCGCAAAGACCGCAACAGGTAACGGCGCAACTATCACCAACGTAGGTAACAAAGGTGTGCAGATCGTGGTCAACATGGGTGCAGTGAGCGGCACAACGCCTACATGTGTCATCAAGGTGCAGGGTTCTGCCGATGCTGGCACTACTTGGTATGACGTACCCGGCGCGACCACTGCAACGCTGACCGCTACGGGACAGTACGGCATCATGATTTATCCGGGCATCGCCACTACAGCAGGCGTAGCCACTACCGGCACGACAGCAACCGCAAGCATGGTGATTCCGCGCACTTGGCGGGTGGTGTGGACTATTGGCGGCACTACCCCGAGCTTCACCATTACAGCGATTCAGTACATCTACCTGCCTAACTGATGCTGCTTCTACTCCGCTCACTGTTAGACACCTCTGGAGTCGTAGAGCCTCCCGTAGTAGCTACGCCATCCGGTGAGGTAGTCATCGAGCCTAAGCGCTATTACGTGCGCAGGCGTGGGCGGTTGTACCTGTTTAACACGGCTCAAGAAGCTGACTCATGGATTGAGGCTGATGATGCGGCTCAAGAGGCCATAGAGAAAGCCCAGACCAGCTCTAAACGCAGGCGCATAGCTCGAAAGGTACAGAGAGCAGCTAAACCGCTAGAGGTAGTGGACATTGATTCACTGCCTACCTTGGCAAGCCGCTATCAGGTGAATCTAGACGTTCCGCGCCTGATGGAACTCCAGAACTTTGATGAATTGATGCGGGTTCGTGCATTGATTCTCCAGATGCAAGACGACGAGGATGTAGAGCTACTGCTCATGTCCTGACCTGACCCTTTACCAATCCTGACAATTTACACATCTAGGGGGAGTTATGAGTACGCAAACAATCCGCAACGGCGCGTCAATCACCATCAATCTGCAACCAAGCGAGACGCTGAAGGTTGTAGCAGTCTCAGGAACCTACACGCTCACAGGAACTGCTGGCTCTGTGCGCGGCACAACCATTGCGGCAGCGGCCAAGGGCGGCACCTATGGCCCCTATGCTGCGGCTGTGACGGTATCGCTTGCGTCTAGTGCGCAGAGTGAGATTGACTTCGATTCGGGCGCGGCTCCGGTGATTGATAGCGACACGGTTGCGATGGTGAGTAACGATCCCCTCGCCGGGGGGATAACTGCACTGGTTGGGCCTGATGGTCAACTCTACTATTTAGCCAATCAAGCATACACATGGGCAACCAAGCCAGCCGCTGCCGGAAACACTGGCTTGACAATTCGAGTAACTGACGTTGGCGTCAATGCGGCAGGCTCGCACTGGTTCAGTGATGGGACATATTGGCGACCTGTTGGCGGGTCTGTTCTGTTGGCTATGGGCAGTGGCTCTATCGCATCCCCCATTCAGTCTCTGACCGGAAATACAGGCGCAACATTCACCGCCGCGCAGCCAACCATTCCGGCTGGCCTACTGGTCCCCGGCGCGCAAATCGAGCTGTGGGCGCACTGCCGCCGCGTTGGCGCAAACGGCACAGGCAACTTCAATGCCGCGATTGGTACGGCTGGAACGGCCTCGGATGCCAACATTTTTGGCTTCTCGATGGCCGCAACGAATAACCTAGACGTTTGCCCATCACCGATGGTAGATGTTCACTCGACCACTGGCATCAACACGACAAACTGGCTGCAAGTGGCTGGTACGTCTGGCGGCTCTGCGGCGGCTGATGTGTCGGCTAACTTCAACGTTGCATCGGCAATGAAAGTATCGCTGTACACATCAAGCGCGAATGCTCTGGATGCGTTCAACCTTATCAAGTATCGTCTGCGGGTGCATTTCTGATGCCATACATGGACCAACTGGCAAGCGGGGCCGTTTTCTCGCTACCCAAAAAGGGGCTTAATGTCTCCGGCACTGGTTTTGTCCGCAACGGCAAGACATTCACAGGTCTGGGCATCAATCACTATTCATTGTTCCTCAACAGCCTAACTGACATGGGTGTGGGAGGCGTCACGACCACGCTTGCAGACATCACCGCCATCAAGCAGACGTGGGGCCTGCCGTTCATTCGAGCATCCATCGGCTGGTATGACCGCACAAGCTGGTATCAGAAATACTACTTGGACAAGGCCAACTATTACGCGAAGCTGGACGAGTGCATTGCCAACTGTGAGAACCGGGGCATTGGATTTATTCCCGCGCTGTTCTGGAGCCTGCGCGGCTTCTGCGACATGACGTATGACGTGTATGGCACGTTTAGCCCAATGTCCGCACTTGCTGACAAAACAAGCAACGCATGGGCGCTGGCATCCACCTACATCACCGAGGTTGTTACACGCTACAAAGAATCCAGCGCAATTTGGGCATGGGGTCTTGGTAATGAAATCGTGAACGCTTGCGGGCCTGAATATCACAGCTCATGGGCACCGGATGGAAGCGCTGCCGCGTGGCTTAATTGGGGCACACGACCTGGCGGCGGCACATATCTGGCGACCGACAAGATGACGATGGCCCAGTGGCGCGAATTCAGCCGCAATTGCGTGGAACTGATTCGCTCCCTTGACCCCTACGGGCGATTCATTTCTGGAGCATCACCGATTGGCAACAGCTTCGCTGTGACTGCCCAAACCACCAACAGTTTTGCAGCGGACAGCATTGCCCAATGGAATAGCGCAGCCTATGGTTTGCCGTGGGTCATCTACCGTGAACAGGCTTTTGATGTGGTTTGCAACCATATCTACCCGCACAACGTTGGCAACGGCATGTTTTTCAGCGGAGGCAACGGCAAAACACACGGGGAGTTGATCGCGCTGACCAAAGGCTGGGCAGATGCGTACAACAAGCCATTTTTCTTGGAAGAGTTCGGCTCAACCTATCACGGCGACCCTGTGGACCAAACAAGTACGGACTTGGCTACTGAGACAGCCAATTTTCAATCGGCACTTGACGCCATCGCAGCCAACGGCGTGAAGGTCGGGGCAGCTTGGAACTATGGCGGCAACTTCTCTGGCGGGGCTGCATGGATGAAATGGAAGATGAGCGACCCCAGCAAGTCCTATCAATTACAAATGCTGGCGACTGCTAACGCTGCGATGAGTAATAGCTAACCCCATCCCCTAAGCACAAAGACGCTTTACCACTTCTGACAATAGCCCCATGAATGATCGCCAAGAAGTAGCGCAAGGCCGCAACGCCTCCGAGGTGCTGGACAACCCAGCATTCAAAGAGGCTATGCAGCTATTGCGTGAAGGGGTTGTAGCTCAGTGGAAGGATTGCCCAATCCGCGATAAGGAAGGGCAGCTCTTGCTGCTTCAGTTGGCAAAGATCACAGACAAGTTTGAAAGCGTTTTGTCGGGGTTGATTGAGCGCGGAAAGCTCGCACAGCACCGGATTGAACTGGACACATTGCGCGATGAAAACGCCCTACAACGGGCCAAGCGCAGGTTTGTAGGCTAGGGGTTTATTTGGCCTACTTTGCCCCAATATAAAACGCAACGCCCAAGGCTGGCAGGCCCTAGGCGTTACTTCCCAAACCATTGTCGTGAAGGACAACAGCGTGAGCAATTCCTATTCTACAGTTTTAAAGTTTTGCAAGAAATGTAATTGCGAAACTGACAGAAATAAAAGCGGCAAATGCAAGCCGTGCGCAAACGCATTCGCCAAAGAGTGGTACCTCAAAAACAAAGAACGCCGCCAAGAGTATGGGAAAACACCAGAACGGAAGGCAAAGAAAGCCGCCAGATACGCAGCGAATCCAGAAAAGGCAAAAGCGGCGATAAAGGCTTGGAAGAAGGCTAATCCAGACAAGGTAAAGAAATATGCGCCTGCACTAAATGAGCTACAACTGTCCGTAAGGCGCGAAAGAGCAAGGGCATCAACGGCTGCATGGGCCAAAAAAAATAAAGAACGCAAAAAGGCGACTGATGATGCCTACAGATTGGCGAATCCAGAGGCCAAGCGTATATGCGATCAAAACAGAAGGGCTCGCAAGAAAGCAAATGGAGGCGTGTTATCAAAAGGGTTGGCCGCTAAACTTTTTGCCCTTCAGCGCGGGAAATGTGCGTGCTGTGGTTTGCCGCTCGGAGACAAATACCACCTAGATCACATCATGCCTTTGGCGCTTGGTGGCACTAATACCGACGACAACATCCAACTACTCAGGCAGCGCTGCAATAACCAGAAGTGCGCAAAGCACCCTATCGACTTTATGCAGTCTCGCGGGTTACTTTTGTAGCCGCTTTACCAATTTTCATAATGCCAATTAAGCGGTAGGCATCTACCTTTATCGAACGCTGCGAAGCGCCGAATCTTGCACCTGATGCCGTGAGGTGCGAGGTATGACCAAGAAAGACCAACATGAGCGAACAAGCGGAAACAGCACTCGCAACTGATGGATTAACCGACCTTGCTTCATTCCTAGATCAACCTGATGAACAGGAATCTACCGAAGGACTAGAAGCACAAGAAGCCGCAGACGACGCCACCAGCGACCTAGCTGACACGGTAGAGGATGCAAACGACGGACAGGACGAAGCAACGGACGAGCCATCGGAAGATGACGAAACCGAAGCGGAAAAGGACACCGAGCCTGCACCCGAGCGTAAGGTGAAAGTCACCCTCAAAAATGAGGATGGCACAGAGGTTACTGAAGAAGTAGCCGAGACAGAACTCGTAAAAGGGTATCAGCGCCAAGCTGACTACACCCGCAAAACTCAGGCTTTGGCCGAGCGTGAGAGTCAAGCGGTTGAGTTCCTGAAAACGAAGCATGACGAGGTGCGCAGCCACTACTTGCAACAGGCCGAGGTGACACGGGCGGCGGTTGTTCAAATGGCTGGCATCAAGACAGAGGCGGAAATGGCGCAACTCGCGCAAACCGACCCTGCACAGTGGGTAGCCGAGTCCCAGCGACAGCAAGCTATTTTCAAGTATCTCCAGCAACTGGACAGCCAGATCGCAGGAGAGAAACAAGCCGCCGAACAAGAGCAGATTCAACGCCAGCAAATGGCGACGAAACAGCAATACGAGCGCGCATGGACAGAGCTGCAAAAGGATGGCATCGACAAGCCAGCACTAGCCAAGATTTACGAGGGCGCTAACAAGCTCTACGGATTCACGGCAGACGAGCTGAACACTGTCTATGACCCCAGAATGGTGCGCGTTCTCAAAGATGCAGCCGCCTATCAAGCGCTGAAGGCTCAGAAGCCAGCAGTTACCGCAAAGGTGTCCGCTGCGCCCAAGGTTCCCACACGACAGACAGCACCCGCACAAGACGCCAAAGACCGAGCGCTGGAAAACAAGTTCCGCTCGGGCAAGGCAAAACTTAACGATCTAGCAGCGCTACTGCGCTAAGGAGAATTCATCATGGCAGTTCCAACCAACCTCTATCAAAAAGCCTCCCTCAAGGGCAACAAAGAAGACCTGATTGAAAAAATCTTCAACACTTCGCCCACTGAAACCCCGCTGACCTCCGCAATGGGTCGCGCTACCGCTATCAGCGATTTCCACGAATGGCAACGCGACGCCTTGGCCGCTGCTAACGCTGCGAACAAGATGATTGACGGTGACGACGCCACTTTGCAGGCACAGACACCTACCGACCGTGTTGGCAACCATCTGCAAATCTTCAACGGCACTATCGGCGTTTCTCGCCGTGCCAACATCGTGAAGAAAGCAGGTCGCGGCGCTGAATTGGCTTACCTGAAGGCCAAGAAGATGCTTGAACTCAAGCGCGACATTGAAGCAATGGTTCTGTCCTCGCAAGCCGCTGTTGCTGCTACTACTTCTGTAGCTGGTCAATCCGCTGGTTTGGGTACTCAGTTGTACCTGAACACCTCCCACGGTGCAGGCGGCTCTACAGCTTCTTGGACATCTGGCGCACCTACTACCGCTCCCACAGCCGGTACAGCTCGCGCTTTCACCAAGGCTCTGTTGGACACTGTTTGCCAGTCCATCTACACATCCTCTGGCGCTTTCGCTGAGATGGTTGTGGTCTCTCCTTCTCACAAAGTCACATTCTCCGGCTTCACCGGTATCGCCCAGAACCGCTGGGAAGTGAAGGGCAAAAAGGAGCAGGGCGCAGTGGTTGGCGGTGCTGACGTGTATGTGTCCGACTTCGGCTCCTTGACCATCGTTCCTCACTACCTGATGGTCGGTGCTTCCAACGCTTATGTGTTGAACACCGATTACCTGGACTTGGCTTTCTTGGACGGTTTCAAGACCGCTGATTTGGCTAAGACTGGTGACAGCGACAAGGTGCTGATTACTGCTGACTGCGCACTGACCGTGCGTGCCTCGGCAGCTCAGGGGAAAATAGCCGACCTCACCCCCTAATGGGTAGCGGCTAGAGGCCGTAAAACTCCGGTGGGGTGCAATGCCCCTCCCAATTCTTAAACGTTGTGAAACGCTGGAGCAAAGATGGCAGAGCCAATCGAATCATTCACAGTCAATGAAGGCTATGACGCCCACGGAGTACATAAAGCCGTGACGTTTGAAGGCGATCAAGTGGTAACTAAGCTGACCTACGATGCCGAGCCATTGATTGAAGCCGCTAAAGCAGAGCGCAACGCAACGGCAGATCAACGCTGGGGCGATGGACGCAAAGTCGGCACCATTCCCATGCCGGTGCTGAATCTGATCTATGCAACCCATGCAGGGCGTGAAGAACGCGAGAAGGCAATTCTCGGCTGGCTGCGTCAGAACCAAGCGTTTGTAACGTTTGACAAGTTCCTGAAGGCTTGAAATGACCTACAGCGAACTAAAAACCAATATCGCGGCGTATCTTCACCGCACCGACCTGACAAGCCTTGTGCCGAACTTCATTAGCTTGGCAGAAGCGTACATGTTCCGAGAGTTGCAAATCAAGCAACTGCAAGTCATCGCAACCGGCACCACTACCGGCGAATATGCGACCCTCCCGACAGACTTTGGCACCTTGTCGCGCATCACTGTGAGCGTGTCTGGCCGTGAGTATTCCCTTGACTACAAGGCCCAGCCCGAGAGCGCTACCAAGTCCGTGCCTGATTCCTTCGCATTGGAGAACGACAAACTCCGCATCTGGGGCGCTTCTACGGGCCAAGCCTACACGCTCTATTACATCCCCGATGTTCAGCCCCTAAGCGACACAGTGACCACAAACTGGCTGCTGGACAACGCATCTGACCTCTATCTGTACGCCTCCGCTTTGGAAGGTGCCAAGCATGTGCGCAATGAGGGCGAGATTGCCAAGCTAGAGGGCCGGATTCCTACCTTGTTGGCCAGCGTCAAGAACTTCGCAGACCGTCGCGCCCAACCCGTAACAGGTTCTATGCAGATCAAGCCGAGGCGCTAATGCAAAACCTCCTAGGCTTCACCCCTGACGCTGAAAGCACCGTTGCCGGTGTGATGACGGACTGCACCAACCTTATCCCCACTGAAAAGGGCATGCAGGGCGCTCCGTCTGCGTCTATCCCCTCCGGCATTGCTGCGCTGGCTGCTGCTTGTATTGGTGCCGCGACCATTAGCAAGCTGGACGATACGCGCCGAGTGTTTGCGGGGACTACAACGAAGCTCTATGAACTCTCCGGCTCAAGCTGGACAGACGTTTCTACCGGCACTTATACGGGCGGCGTAGATACGCGCTGGGCCTTTGCCCAGTTCGGCAACTCTACCCTTGCAGCAAACCTTGCAGACACTATCCAGCGCTCCAACAGTTCGGGCGCTTTCTCGTCTATTGCCACGGCTCCAAAGGCAAAGATTGTGTTCAGCGTTGGCTCGCAAGTCATGGCGCTTAACACCAATGACGGAACTGTGAAACAAGATGGCTGGCACTGCTGCGCGGCGTTTGACGAGACAGATTGGACGCCAAGCGTCACGACTCTGGCAGCGCGTGGGCGTTTGGTAGATGCGCCAGGACAAATTACAGCCGGTGGCCGCTTGGGTGAGTACGCAGTCGCCTACAAAGAACGCGCCCTGCACATCGGGCAATTCGTAGGCGCTCCCTCTGTCTGGGATTGGCGCGCAATTGCCGGTGCTGGCTGTGTGGGGCAGGATGCTTGGTGCGATATTGATGGCGCTCACTTCTTTGTTGGCCTCGATTCGCTATGGATATTTGATGGCTCACGCCCACAACCGGTAGGCACTGGACAGGTTAAACAGTGGTTTTTCGATAACTCCAGCCCTAATCTGCGCTCAAAGATTCAATGCATCTATGACCGGCAGAACGGGCATGTGTGGACATTCTTTGCCACCAAAAACAGCACCACATTGGACAAGGCTCTGGTCTATCACCTCGCCTCCAAGAAATGGGGACTTGTAGACATCGCTATTGAAGCCGCCATGAACTACGTTTCTCAGGGCGCGACCATTGACGACCTCTCTACGATCTCCGCAACGATTGACGGACTGAGCGCGTACAGCTTCGACTCTCAATACTGGTTAGCCGGTGGCCGTGCTCTGTCGGTGTTCCAAAGTGCAAGACTCAAGACGCTAACCGGCGCGTCTACGTCTTCAGGCTTTACCACTGGGGATGCTGGCGATGATGACCGCTACACATTCCTCTCCAAAATCCGCTTGCGATTCTCTCCAAGCAAGAAACCTACAACCGCAAACGTGCAGGTGTTTGGCAAACCCGAAGCCGGTGAGTCGCTCACTGCTGGGCCTTCAGCCACTATGACTGACGGCAAGTTTGATGTGATGCAGTCGGCACGCTTTCACCGTGCAGCCTTCACGTTTACCGGCGACTATGAATTGATAGCAGTGGATGCATCTTTGACGCCAGAGGGCACGGCATGAAGATCAACGTAAACCGCCTAACCGCAGACGTTGAACTGCTGCGCGTCTTGCGTGAGATCGCCGCACAACTCAATGCCCTATCTGAGGGAAGCATGGGCGCTCACTACGCAGCCCGTACAGCAGCACCCACAACCGGCACATGGAATCTGGGCGACAAGGTGCGCAACTCTGCACCGTCTGAGCTTGGCTCTGCTGGCTCCAAGTACGTCATAGACGGATGGATTTGCACCGTAGCCGGAACCCCTGGCACTTGGCTGCAACAGCGAACACTGACAGGCAACTGATGAAGCTCACACCAATTCACCAGAACTTCATTGATGCCGCTTGGAAGCGTGGCGCATCGTGCTTGTCTGAGGCTTGCGATACCTCGGGCGGTGAGATTACCGGCGACCAGCTCAAGATGATTCTTTCTCGGGGTGAGCGCTCTTTACTAGAAATGACAATGGATGAAAAGACGGTGGGATGGGGCGTGGTTTGCGTAAATCAGTTGCCAAACATCAGGGTGCTTCATGTGTGCGAAATGGTTGCGCATGGGGCGCACTTTGAGCGTTTCTTTGTCGCCTTAAAAGAGATGGCATCCAGCCTTGGTTGCTCTCGCATTCGATGCTCTGCCAAGCCATCTCAGGCAAGGCTGTATCGAATGAAAGTTGGATTTCAGCCTGTTTACGAAACACTGGAGATTTCACTGTGAACATAAAACACAAGCTCTGCGGCTACTCTAGGGACGGTCTACGTCTTTACTTCAAAGGTGAGGGTGGCGGTTCGTCCACCACACAAAATTCGATTGATGCGCGGTTTGATCCGCTCATTAACTACGCAACTCAAGCAGCCAAAGGCGTGCAGGAATCTGGTTACACGCCTTATTCTGGACAACGGTTTGCAGACCTGAACAGCACTCAAAACACCGGTTTGGACATGATTACGCAACGGGCTACGAATGGCAGTCCGGTGATGGACGCAGCCAATCAAACCCTGATTAGCGCGCTCCAAGGCGGTCAGACAAACCCCTACCTTGATTCCATGGTGCAGAAGGCGCAGCAAAGCGTTGTCGGCAACATGAACGCGCAAGATGCTCGCTCCGGCTCCTTTGGCAACTCTGGCATTGCTGAGACAGGCGCAAAACAGATGGGTGACATCGCAACCCAGATGTATGGCAGCGCCTACAACACAGACCGCGCAAATCAAATGTCTGCTTTGGGCATGGCTCAGAGCTATGGAAACCAGAGCTACACCGACGCAGCCCAACTGATGAAAGCTGGACAGACTCAGCAAGACGCAGCCCAGCAAGGTCTGGACTTCAACTATCAACAATTCCAAGACCAGCAAAACCTGCCATACAAGCAGATGGCGGCTTACTCCGGCTTGTTGGGTTCGTCTGGTGCAACAGGTTCATCCACTACCACTCAATCTGGAGGCGGCAAATGATGAAAGGCTGGTCACCATTTGGATTTATTCCTGACATTCTGAGCGGGAAAAGCCCTACACAAGCGCTAGAAGATGGCGTGAAAACCGCAGGAACATTGGCGGCAATCTATAGCACTGGTGGCGCGGCTGCTCCTGCTGCTGGCGGCTCTGGCTTGACATTGGGTGGGTCTAGTGCAGCCTCTGGCATGGGTGGTGGTTCCGGCCTATTGGCTGGTGCTCCTTCTTCAGTGGCAGGCATGGGGGGGAGTGGCGTATCTGCTCCGGCTAGTGCGCTCTCCTTGTCTGCTCCTTCATCTGGCGGCAGCTTCATGGCATCAATGCAACCCTACATGCAGGCGGCAAATGCTGCCAGTCAAGTGAAAGGCTTGCTGGGTGACGGTGGCCAACCCATTCCGGCTCCACAAGTGCAGCAAGGCAACCCCGCAGGCGCACAGACACTCGCACAGCTCTATCAACAAGGCACCCAGCTCAGTCCACAAGACCAAGCACGGCTGCAACGTAAATCTATGTGGGGTTAAACATGGCCGGATTACTTGACGGTTTCGGAGAATTTGCAAAGACTCCTGAAGGGCAGGGCTTGCTGGCTGCTGCTTTTGGCGGCTTGGCTGGTGCCCGTAGCGGTGCGCCCCTGAACTCACTAGGCCGCGCTGGTTTGGCAGGCATGCAAGGCTATTCCGGTGCGATTGATCGCCAGCAACAGATGGCAGAGGCAGAGCAGACTAAACGCGCCAGAGACTTGCAGATGCAATCTCAGCAGATGCAGCTTGAACAGATGCAAGCGCAGGCTGCAAAACAGAAGCAGATGGAGGAACTGATTAAGCGTTTCTCTACTCCAGCGGCTCCGGCACTTCCTGCCCTGCAAGGTGATTCCCTGCTACCTGATGACCTGAAAAGCGGCATTCTTCCGAGTGCAGGCCGACCAGCACAACCCGCAGGCTTTGACTTCAAGGGATTTGGTCAAGCTGTGGCAGGTGTTGACCCTGAAAAAGGTTTTGCATGGCAAGAGCGTTTTGCGCCTAAGCCTGCTGATTACAAGGTGGTGGGAGACAGTCTGGTGCAGATTGGCACAGAGGGTGTGAAACCTGTTTACAACGCACCACAAAAGCCAGCAGCAAAGCCTTCCGCTATTCAAGAATACGAGTATGCCAAGGAGCAGGGTTACACCGGCAGTTTTCAGCAATTCCAAATTGAACAGAAGAAAGCCGGAGCAAGCAATCAAACTGTGATTAACGCAGGTCAGAAGGGCCTAGACAACACGCTAAAGGTGCGTGGAGATTTCCGTTCCGAGCCCATCTACAAGGCGCACGGAGAAGTGCAGTCGGCGCACTCACAGATCACTCAAGCACTTGGAATGAACAGCCCTGCCGGTGACTTGGCAGGTGCTACCAAGCTCATGAAGATTCTTGATCCTGGCTCCGTTGTCCGTGAGTCTGAGTTGGGCATGGCAATGGCTGCTAGTGGCCTGATGGATCGGGCGACAAATTACGCTGAAATGATTATTCGTGGCACAAAGTTGACGCCAACTCAGCGTAAAGATTTCCAAGCGCTGGCCGATGCGCTAATGAATGAGAGCCTTAATCAATACTCAGCGAAACGCAATGAGTACAAGGGGATTGCAGAGCGCAACGGCTTGAGCGTTGAGGACATTCTTGGGCCAGAGCCAACAATCAAGCCAAAAACCAACGGCAAAAAGGTTGTGAAGACCGGCATGTATCAAGGCCGCAAGGTTGTTCAATACGAAGATGGGACTACCGGCTATGCAGATTGACCCAAAGATGGTGACGTGGGATGAACCCACAAAGGGCGGCATTGATCCTTCCATGGTCAAGTGGGAGGAGCCTGCAAAGCCCAAAGGCGAGATTTCCCGCACTGAAAAGGTAATGCGTGGCATCAAAGACCCTATTGATGGTGGAGCTCAGTTGCTCACCAAGATACTGCCTCAGAGTGTGGTTGATGCTGGCAACAGTGCCAACAACTGGCTGGCAGACAAAACCGGCTTAGTTGCGAAGCTGCCTGAGCGCAACGTGAGCAGCCTTATCACCGGACAGAAAACCGGTGTAGATGGCCTCATTCAGCAGCAAGAGGCTGAATATCAGGCCAAGCGTGCGTCTGCTGGTGAGGCTGGGTTTGATGGCTATCGCACTCTCGGAAACGTGCTGAGTCCTGCTAACGTGGCTATAGCTGCCAAGGCACCGGCTGCGGCTTCGCTTAGCATGCGTGCTGCTGCGGGTGCTGGTGGTGGCGCTGCGTCTGCCTTGTTTAATCCTGTAATGGGTGAAGACTATTGGGCAGAGAAGGCAAAACAAGTCGGAGTTGGTGCGCTGGGTGGCGCGGCGGTGCCTGCCGTAACGGGCGGTATTGCTCGCATAATTTCCCCGAAGGCATCGGTTAACCCTCAACTTCAGGCATTGCGTGTTGAAGGTGTGCGCCCAACTATCGGGCAGACACTTGGCGGCACTGCTAACCGCATAGAGGAAAAGCTGCAAAGCGTGCCAATTATTGGAGACGCTATCCAATACGCACGGCAATCCGCAGGGCAAGACCTGAGCAGGGCGGCAACCAATCGGGCGTTGAAGCCTATCGGCCAAGAGCTGCCAGCAGGCGTTACCGGCAATGAGGCGGTGCAGTTCACCCGCAAGGCTTTGGGCGATGCGTATGACAACCTTTTGCCGCGCATGACGGTACAGAAGGATGTGCCTTATCAGCAAGCCCTATCCGGCCTGAAGCAGATGGTCAACACTGGCGCAATCAGCCCGACAGCCCCAAAGCAGTTCAACCGCTTCTTGGCTAACGAGGTGGAGCCATTGTTCCAAGGTCAGCAAGCCATGACCGGCGAGACATTCAAACGCCTGCAAAGCAAGGTCACTGAGCAGATCAACCGCACCAAGGCTTCAACCAATGCAGACGAGCGTTTGCTGGGTGATGCTTACAAGGAGCTGGGCGACCAACTGAATCAGCTTTCTATCCGTTCCAATCCGAAACTTGGTGAGGAACTTGCCAAGATTAACCTTGGATATGCCAACTTCAAGCGCATTCAGAAGGCGGCTTCATCGGTGGCGGCTGAGGATGGGGTTTTCAACCCTGCCCAACTGCACAACGCTGTAAAGGCGGCTGATCGCTCAAAGGATAAGGCGCGATTCGCTGAAGGTACGGCACTCATGCAGGACTTGAGCGCGGCTGGAAAAAACATGTTGAGCAACAAAGTTCCCAACAGTGGAACGGTTGACCGCCTGCTATTGGGTGGCGGTGCGCTTGGCTCAGGATTGGTGAACCCGCTTATTCCGGCAGGTTTGCTTGGTGGTGCTGCGCTCTACTCAAGACCCATTCAGGGACTTCTTGGCAGCGCGGTAGCCTCGCGCCCAGCTCTTGCCCAGCCAGCGGCCGACATATTCAGGAAGGCTGCACCCGCGTTTATCCCTGGCGGCGCTCAGATAAGCCTTGGTCTTCTGAATTAGGAAGGCCCAAACGGGTATGGACGCACCTGTAATCGCTGCACGCATCAATTCGTCTTCAGTCATATTCACATCTTAAGACGCTTTACCAATTCTGACAATTCACCCAACGCTGAGATAGCGCCGGAGGATTCCCATGCCACTGCCAAGTACCATCAACGACCTGTCAAAAACGGCAGGCTCCAATTTTCCGCAGGGCACTGACAGCCCTTCTAGCCTAGACGACACGCAACGCGCTCACGGCTCTTTCATCGCTCAATTACGCGATGGCGACCATGTGACAGCATCGACCGCCAAGACTACCCTTGTAGACGCTGATTTCTTCCCGATGAATGACAGCGCAGCGTCAAACATCTTGAAGAAAATCACTTGGGTAAACATCAAGGCGGCGCTTAAAACCTACTTTGACACTATTTATGCAGCCGCAGGTGCTTATGCCACGGCTGGAGCAAACAACAACATTACTAGCCTAACAGCGCTAACTGCTGGTGGTTTGCCTGATAACTCGGTTCTGACAGCCGACATTGCAAACGCGCAAGTTACACCCGCCAAGTTGTCGCAGCCTGCAACCCTCAGCGCAGCGGTAGCCACAACAAGCGGCACTGCTGTTGACATCACAGGTATCCCATCGTGGGCCAACGAAATAACCATCGGAATTAACGGTGTGAGCACATCGGGTTCCAACAACCTCTTGCTTCAGCTTGGTGCGACAACCATAGAGACATCTGGCTACTCTGGCGCAAACCTTTACATGCTTGCAGGGTCTGCCACTCAAGGCAGCAACCATAGCACGGCCTTCACTCTCTTCTTGAACTTGATAGCAGCCTCAGTGGTTCAGGGTGTGATCACGTTGGTTCGCGTCAGTGGCAACACTTGGGCATTCCAAAGCAATCTTTCACGCTCTGGTGACGCTGCGGCAAACATCAGTTCTGGCGTCAAAACATTGGCGGGTGCGCTTGATCGAGTCCGACTGACAACCGTGGGCGCAACGGACACTTTTGATGCTGGCTCCTATGCCGTTTTCTATAAGTGAGTGCAGCCATGATCCGCACTTTTGACATAGTGACCGGCGAAGAAGTGATGCGCGATTACACGCCCGAGGAATTGGAGGCTATTGCCAGCGCTCCACAGCCCGACCCCAAAGACACCATTCGCGCCCAGATCAAGCAGCTTGAATCTGAACAACTGATGCCCCGCGCCACACGGGAATTCATGCTCACATTTATGGAGATGAACGCACCGGCTGAAGTCTTGGCGGTGAATCCTGGCTACCAAGCAGTCAAAGCGTTTGACCTGCAAATCAAAGCATTGAGGGATTTGCTGTGATCTTCCTATTCCTCCTACTCCTAAAGCCTGCCCTTGAGTGCGTCGAGGGCGGCAAGTGGTGGCACTGCTGGGCTGTCCTACCTGCTTACCTTCTAGATGTGTTCATCGCGCACACCACATGGGCGCTGGTCTTTGGCTGGCCCAAGCGTGGCGAATGGACTATCTCCCACACGCTGGAGCGCATCGTTTCCGAACACACACACCCGCGCTGGCTTCTGGCTGCTGCTATAGCGCAGGAAATCAACACCGTGCAGCGCGGACACATCAAGGCCATGACATGAATTACCAAGACCTCATAAACATAGCCGCTGGAACCGTGCTAACCGTCATGGGCTGGTTTGCTCGTCAACTTTGGGACGCTGTGAAGGGGTTGCAAGCCGACCTTTCTGCACTGCGGGAGGAAATCGCAAAGGACTACACCCGACGCGATGACTTTAAGGAGCTGGCTACAGAGATTCGCCAGATGTTCCGCGAAATCTCCGACAAGCTTGACAAGAAGGCAGACAAATGATTACCGCGCTGCTTTCCTTTCTTGGCGGCAATGTATTTCGCATGATCTTTGGCGAAGTCATAAGCTATTTAAACAAGAAGCAAGACCACGCCCAAGAGCTTGACCGGCTCAAGTTGCAAAACGCGCTAGACGCTGCCCAACATGCTCGCAACCTAGAAGCCATCAAGGTGCAGGCAGAGCTAGGCGTAAAGACCATTCAAGTGCAGGCAGAGGCGGCGATTGGTGAGATTGAGGCTCAGGGGTGGTTAGAGGCTGTCAAGGCTACGGCGACCAAGACCGGCCTTATCTGGGTTGATGCTTGGAATGCAGTTATCCGGCCTGCTGTAGCTACATGGTCTGTAGCCATGATGACCCTGCATGAGTTTGGCGCTATCAATTTGAGTGAAAACACCATCGCGCTATCGGGCGCTGCTCTGGGTATCTACCTAGCAGACCGCTCACTGTTTAAGCGGGGCAAGTGATGATTCATTCATGCGCCCATTGCGGCAATCAATTTGTTAGATCAAGGCCAGATCAGAACTCGCAGCATCACTGTAGTTGGATGTGTCGATGGTCTGCCAAGGTGTCTATCCCTGCAGACGTAAACGCATGTTGGGAATGGACTGGTGCGATAGGTAGTCATGGTTACGGAGTGCTAAACATCAATCGAAAAGCCAAGACAGCGCATCGACTATCTGTTGAGCTGCACGGCGGAGAACTTGGCCCAATGATCAGGCACACATGTGACAACCGATCTTGTGTCAACCCACTCCATTTGTTACCGGGTACTGCCAGCGATAACAACCGGGATGCTTTTGAGAGAAAGCGTCACGCTTGGTTCAGGTGGAATGATAAAGAGAGGTCCGCATGGGTTCAGAAAATAGTTTCTGCTCAGACGCGATAGCCATCGCCACAACCTTGTGCGAAAGGTTTGAAGGGGTGTATCTAAATCCGTACTTGTGTCCTGCCGGGGTTCCCACCATTGGCGTTGGAAGTACGGATTACGAGGATGGAAGCAAAGTCTCATTATCCGATCTCCCGATAACCGCAGAGCGTGCGCGGCAACTTTTGGCTTTTAAGCTAAGGACGCGCTACCTGCCGGGAGTTATGAGGCTTTGTCCTGCAATAGCTACCCCGCAAAGGGCCGGGGCTCTCACTGACCTTGCCTACAACATCGGTCTTGGAAATTTCAAAAACTCAACCCTCCGGCGCAAGGTCAATGCCGGTGATTGGGATGCCGTACCCGCAGAGCTAAGAAAGTGGACTCGCGGGGGTGGCCGTGTTCTCCGTGGCTTAGTGCTTCGCCGCGAAGCTGAGATTGCCCTAATTTAGGAGGTGATATGCGTATCTTTTTGATGACCATGCTTCTCTCGTTCTCGGCTACAGCCCAGACGCCTCCCGTAGAAGTCGGGGCCATGTGCGACAAGCACGGCAACATTCTGATAGCAGTCGCAGCGCATGAGGCGGGTCTGTACAAGTTTGTTCTCCCCGTCAACTTCTGCGGTGTGGGTGTATGAAAACAACCCCCGAACACGTTGAAGAGTTTGCGCTCTACATCGCAGAGTTTCAGAACCTGCTCAACCTCAGAGACTGGCGCATAGAACCCAGCGGAAAGCCTGCCAGCAAGGGCGTAATGGCTGAAGTCGGCGTATCTCTTGAAGACCGTCTAGCAGTGTGGAGCCTTGGGAAGGATTGGGGAAACATGCCAATCAACTCCAAGACCTTGCGAGAAACCGCACTGCACGAAGTCCTGCACATATTCCTGAAGCCTCTCATTCAGTCCGCAATGCAGCGCGATGAATCGGCGATTGATTCGCTTGAACATAGCGCAATCGTGGTGCTTGAGAAGCTGCTGTCACAGGTGAACCAATGAACATTCTTGTATTGCCGGACGTACAAGCCAAGCCTGGCGTTGACTTTACTTTCCTGACGCGCATCGGCACATACCTTGTGGAAAAGAAACCCGATGTAGTCGTGTGCATTGGAGACTTTGCAGACATGGAAAGCCTCTCCAGCTACGACAAGGGCATGCGCTCATTTGAGGGGCGGCGCTACAAGAAGGACATTGAATCGGCGAAAGATGCCATGTGCGCGTTTCTCACTCCGCTATGGGAGTACAACGACAGAGCCAAGCGCAACAAGGAAAAGCAGTACAAGCCGCGCATGGTGATGACCTTGGGAAACCACGAAGACCGCATAAACCGCGCTGTAGAGAAAGACCCCGCACTTGATGGCCTGCTATCCACTGACAACCTCGGATATGCAGAGGATGGCTGGGAAGTTCACAAGTTCCTAGAGGTGGTGAACATCGAGGGAATCGCCTTCTCTCACTTCTTCCAGACGGGAGTCATGGGCCGACCAGCTTCCAGCGCTCAGGCTCAATTGAACAAAAAGCACCAATCTTGCATTGCAGGGCACCAGCAAGGGCGGCAGATAGCTACTGCGTTCAAGGCTGACGGCGCGGAAATCGTGAGCATCATTGCAGGCTCTTGCTATGAACACGATGAACGGTACTTAGGCCCTCAAGGTAACAAGCACTGGCGCGGCTTCTTGATGCTCTATGACGTACACGGTGGGCAGTTTGACCCCATGTTCATCAGCTTGGACTACATCAACAAGCGCTATGCAGACATCACTCTAGGCGAGTACACACAAAAGGCAGCTTAATCATGGGACTACTAGCAGACGCATTTAGCTATGGCAACGGCCTGAAACGCAAGGTAAACGGCTTACTCGCTGACCCCGTTGGAACGCTTGAGCTTGGCGTGAACCGCTTGGGCGAAGATCAGAACAAGCTGCTTGGCTTGCTGAAAGACGTTATGCCTGCTGGCCGCTACGTTGCGCCAGAAGTGCGAAAGAACGCGCTCAAAGAGCTTGCAGACTATGGCTCTCAGGTGGGCATGGCTGGAACTGTTGGCGGCAAGTTTGTTTACCCGCAAGAAAAGGCTTTAGCCACGGCACAGCGCAATGCGGCAAAGCCGGTGAGCGAAGGCGGCTTAGGTCTCCGCCCTGACAACACGCCCATGGAACGTGCTCAGGCCATGGGATTTACTGACGACGCATATCACGGAACAAATCTTGATTTTTCAGCGTTTGATATGTCAAAAGTTGGAAGCTCTACGGTTCTTCCATTCGATGCACCTAGAGGCGCTTATTTTGCAAAACAGCCTGAAATTACTGCGCGTTACGCCAAGGGTGAAGGGTCCAACGTAATTCCTGCCATGCTGAATAAGGATGGTGTGCTACTGGATAACAGCAAAATTATTGTCACTAATCAGCCGCAAAACATTCGCTCACGCTTCGCAGCCTTTGACCCACTCCGCAAACATGAAGCCGACCTACTCGCCGGAATGCTGCCATTCAGCGCCCTAGTAGACGAGGACAACCGCAACAAACTGCGCGGCCTTCTAGCGCCTTAATCCTATTCACGACACTATTCAGCAAGCTATTCACTGAATCGCCAAACATGGCATAAATCATGGCATTTCGGAAAAAAGTCATTGATTTATAACGTGTTTCCGCTCCCACCTTCTCCGCCAGAGTTGGTTCAATCCAATATTGATAAGCCCCAATCCTTCCAAGGTGCGGGGCTTTTTCATTGGGCGAGTCGTTCATAATCGTTCGCTTTGATTCCATCCGATACCATGCCAGCCAGCCGCTAAACATGGTATTCAGCATGGTACAGACTCAAGGCGATACCATGACTCTTACTGTTAAGGCGGTTGAAGCTGCCAAGCCCAAGGACAAGCCATACAAACTCACAGACGGAGCGGGGCTATATCTATTCATCTCGCCTGCTGGTGGCAAGAGCTGGAGAGCGAATTACACCAAGGCTGGAAAGCAGGCCACTAGGACTTATGGCCGCTATCCAGATATGAGCCTTGCAGACGCCAGAAAAGCTCATTCAAGTGCAAAGGATGTGCAGCCGGTTAAGGCTCTGACGTTTGAGGCGGTGGCGCGTGATTGGCTGAAGTTGAAGCTCCCCACGCTGTCTAACGGAAAGCACCAGATTCAGGTTGAGAGCACGCTAGAGCGCTTTGTTTTCCCGAGGATAGGCAAATCCCCGATAACGGAAATAAACCGCTCTGAGCTGGTTTCTGTAGTTCAGGCTGTGCAGGCTACGGGCGTTGTAGAAACTGCGCATAGGGTAGCTGGCAGGATTGGCATGGTGTTTGACTACGCCCTAGATGCTGGCATCTTGCAAACACATCCGGCGTCCAATCTGGTGCGGGTGCTTCAGGCTAGAAAGACAAAAGCACCAATGGCAAGCATTCCACCGGCAGAAGCTGGAAAGCTATTGCGGCAGATCGTGGACTATGACGAGCCGGTCACAAGGTTGGGCTTGCTGTTCTTGGCGCATGTGTTTGTGCGTCCAGGCGAACTGCGGTTTATGCGGTGGGATGAACTGAGGGAAGATGGCGCTATCTGGGTGATACCAGCCGACAGAATGAAGCTGAGAAAGCCTCATGTCGTGCCATTGAGTGACGCAGCCCAAAAGATTCTTAAAGAGCTGGAAAAGATAAACGGGGATAGAGAATTTGTGCTGACCTCCCCGTTGAGAGTCAGGTCACCGATAAGCGAGAACACGCTTCTGTTCGCTCTGTACCGTCTAGGCTATCGTGGCCGCATGACTGCGCACGGATTCAGGGCGCTGGCGTCTACCGTCTTGAATGAGCATTCGGGCTTTCCTCATGACGTGATAGAGCGCCAGCTTTCCCACAAAGAGACAGACGATGTGCGAGCCGCTTACAACCGTGCCGAGTACCTTCCTAAGCGGCGTGAGTTGATGAAGTGGTGGGCTGATTGGCTACAAACGCAAGCAGATCAGCAACCCGCCAGCGAGTAGCCCCACCAATCTTTATTGGTTTCGGGACTTCACCCTTCTTGACGTTGTTCCATAGCGTTGTTTTGCCAATGCCGAGCAGCTTGGCGGCTTCAATATCGCGCATCAATACTTGGTCTGTCATTTCTTTTCCTCCTTCTGTTGCTCTGGGTAGAGTTCCATCTCTTCCGTTAAATCAATCAGTTCAGCTACTCTGCGCCCCCAATCAATCGCCTCCCAGCCCTTAGAGAAGGCTTCGGCGTCTGTAGGGCGTTGGGTGCTGCCTTTGCCGCCATCACTTGCCATGATTTACATCCTTCTTAAACACTTGAACTGATAAGTACATGGGCCAGAACAATCCACTCAAAGCACCAACAAAAAACCTATCGGCGTCACTTGTTGGAATTTCAACGCCCCAAGCATGTCTTGTAGGCGGTTGGTTGTTGAAGGCGTAACCAAAGATGCCAAGCGCAACCAGTGCATAGGCTGCTATCAACGGCGCTGCTTTTTTCATGGTGCCTCCTTCGCTGCAATAGCTGCTTGCCATGCTTTCCACAAATCAGCGGTCATTGGGTTAAACACAATCCATTTGCTGCGGTCTGTGTCGTATGTGTGCGCGGTGTCGTAACCTTCTTTGCCTGCCCATTCAAGAAACGGCTTAAATGGCTCTTTCATGGTGCCTCCGGTGCTGCTGGAACCCAAGTTTGCTGATTGATGGCGCGCATTACGGCGTGCTTTCCAACTCCAAACCTCCGCCCTATTTCGCTAAAGGACAATCCTTTTTCCCTTAGTCTCTTGGCTGAAAGTACATCTGTTTCGGTTAGTTTTGATGTGCCAACTCTTTCGCCCGTAACGTGGTTGTTTCTTCCCTTTGCAACACGATCATTCACATTGTCTTGAACCGTCCCAAGAAACAAGTGATCTGGGTTAACGCACTTTCGGTTGTCGCATTTATGGCAAACGTGCAAGCCCTCCGAGATTGGCCCAAAAAATGACTCATACGAATATCTGTGGGCAGAGATTGTTCGCCTTGTTCCATCCGCTCTAGAGCCCACAATCAAGCGGCCATATCCGTTCCATGTAGAGCTTGTCCAATTCCAGCAGCCGGTAATCGAATCAATCACTGAGAGGCGCTGGACTCTCTCTTTGGGTTGATAAATGGTTTGTCCTCTGCGCTTCATAGGTCATCCTTTGGCGGTGATGGAAGTGGCATCCAGTGGGAGGGCTCGCCTTCATGAATGGCTATCTCTGTGTAGTCATTCCAGTTGTCAATGCACTCATACCAGCCTTCCTCTAGGCCAACATCGTCGGTGTCTGTTTCTGCCGCCGCCTCGTCGGTCAACCAGCAAGCCATGACGGTACGCTTGAGGCCGTTTCGGTTTGCGTATGTGACGATGATCTTTCGACCATCCTTCGGCGCTGATTCGATTGGCCTCCATGCTGGCTCGGTGGCTTGGGGGTGGGCGTATGTCACGAGCGGATCACCCATACCAGCGGCGTAGGAATCACGGCACATTTGCTTGACGCCAATCTGTGTTGCGAATGGCTGCTGTTGAAACCAATCCTCAAAAGCGCTGTTACCTACATTCAGCTTTGGTGTGCTGTCCGCGTACCGTAGGTTCCACGACACCTCCCCCTGCGCTTGCGGCTGCACTACCGGCCGTGTAGGTGGCGCCATTACTGCAAGGTGTGCGCGAACTTTGGCTATGGTTGGCGACTGATCGTCGTCAAGTTCGGCGCCAAGGCCATCAACACCGAGGTTGTCGTTTACCTCTTCAAGCAGTAGTAGCTGCTCATTGACCAGTGCACTCAAGTGTCCAATGGAAGCCTCAAGGCCTGCAATAGTTGCTTGGTCTGAGAAGTCAGGCTGCACGGCATTGGCTGCGGATTCGGATGTGATAGCCACGCCCTCTGTGGCTGGGGTGGTTTCCGTTTTCGGATGTGATACGGCTGCCTTGGGTGCTGCGTACAAAGCACGAATAGGCAAGCGGCCATCATCAACGGTGTGGTGGTAATGCTCGGCATCTATGAAGTTGTGCCACTTCTTATCAATTTCCGTTTGGAATTGATGCGCTACCGGCTCCTGCCGTTGCAGCTCGTCCAGCTTTGCTTGCAGGGCGTCGCGGTGTTTGCACACCTGTTCAAAAGCAGTGCGAGCAGATTGCAGGCTTGCATGTAGTTGGCCGTTCTCAGCTTGCAGCGCCTCAATAGCCTGCTTTGCAATCCCACGGCGAAACTCAATTTGTTCAATGCGCAATCCTTCACCAGCCCATAGCGCGTCTATTTCTTGGTCAGTCATTTGCTTGCCTCCATTGCGGCGTCGATGTATGTGCGGCAATCGTTGATGTCGCCAGTGCTTCCCTGCTCAAGCACATGCTGGCTGAATCCAAACTCGTGCCGTCCAAACGGGTTGCTCATGTTGTGCATAGCCCATACAAGCCTTGCCGCATCTTTCTCAGCATTCTCCAGCCGATCTAGCAGCTCAAGGTAGTCGCCATAGGCAACGAAGCCACCGTGTTCATTAGCTGATACCACGCCTGTCCATCGTTGTACTTGGATCATGCTTGCCTCCGTGTGTAGAGTGGGACATCGCGCTTTGCCCCTTCAAGCATCACGATGGTTTGTGGATAGCCCTGTTGCAGCATTTCCAAGTTGTGTTGCGAGAGATAACCGCTAGGCTTCTCCGCGAGCTGTG